TGCTACAAATGCTGGGTCATATAAAGCACTTACAGTGGCAGTTGCCCCACTTTTTTTAACTGGGCGTTTTGCTTCACCTAATGGGTATGAACTTGATGGTGCAAATAAAGCACCTAATGGCCTTACTTTTATATCTTTTACTGGTATGGCATCATCACTAATTTTATCACTTGCTTGCTCTTCTAATATCTCCCAATATGATTTTGATTTTCTTACATCATTTGGATTTGGCCGTAATTGCTTAAATGCTTTTTCATACATAATTTGTTCATATTGTGTTTTAAAATCTTCTACTGGTGGTGTTTCTAATGCAGTTATTGGAAAATTGCCCATCACTGGAGCCCTTGGCTTAAGCGATTGCTTCATTATTAATTCACTTAAAGTTTTTGACATATTTCAAACTATTTTGTATTAACCTTTTTTTAATTCGTTTATATTATTATAAAGAAAATAAATTTAAATTATAATTATTGATTTGAAATGTTTTATATTTAGATTTTTATATAAATCTATTATATATAAAATGTATCAGAATTATAGCATATATGTTCTTATTTTTTTGTTATTTCTTTTTGATATACTTTTTTTAAAAAGTATTTGGGAAAAAGGGGGATTAAGAATTTTTACTATAAGAACATTTCTGTTTATCCCTTTTTCCCAAAAAAAAAATATATAAAAAAAAATGCTATAATTCAGTTATTATTTAATATAGACCATGTTGTTTAACATATCTGGATGCCTGACCTAAACTTATATTTTGTTGTTTCATCACGGCTGCAACAATATCACCGCGAGCGACTTCTCTTTTTCTTCCTGATTTTGGTAATTTTGCTCTACGGCCAGCCCCAGAAGATTCAATACCAGCAAGGGCTTTATTTGTTAATGCTCCAATAATTGGTTTACTAACCGGTGAAATGTAATTAGCAAATTTTGACATATCATTTTTAAATGATGCCCAACTTCCTCCAGAAGGATGTTGTGCCATTACTCTTCTTCGTGTTCTTCCCCCCAATAATTCACCGCCCAATAATTCACCGCCCATAAGTCCAAACCCAGATATACCACCAGTGCTACCGCCGTGACTCATCATTTGTTTTTTAGGTGCCCTACGTTGCATAACACGTTTAGGCATTGGACGAGTTCCAATTTGGTGTTGCATCATTGATTGATGAAGCATCTCCATTAGTTGTTGTTTAGATGGTGATTGATATTGCATTTTACACGCTTTTTTTCTGTTAAAAAAATATTTTTACAAATTTGATTATTATATATATTATTACAAATATAATTTAAATTAAATTATTTATTTTTAATATTTAAAAGTATTTTTTGGTGAAGCTTGAAAAAACCGAAGGTTTTGTAAAGCGGTAAAAGGTTTTTAATACATTCCTTTCAATAAGCCACGAATTTTACCACGATGCATACGACCAGCCCCAGAAGATTCAATACCAGCAACGGCTTTATTTGTTAATGCTCCAATAATTGGTTTACTAACAGGTGAAATGTAATCAGCAAATTTTGACATATCATTTTTAAATGATGCCCAACTTCCTCCAGAATATCCATTATTATTTGTATAGGTTTTTATGGCTAATTCTTCCAATCCAGAAACAAGTGGCGCATTATTATAAATATCTTCAGTAATACCACCCTCAATAAGTTGAACACGAGAACCATGTTGAGTAAGACAAACGCCATCAGTGATTGCCAAAACATTTAAATTACAATTTGCGCCAAAATCAATATCAGTTAAATTTGTGCATTGCACTTGAATTTGGAAGTTAATTGCTCGATTCATACCACTGCAACTTGTTGCAGGAAGGCGCAAGTCTTCACTAGTTTTTAAAATTAATACACCACCTCCGTAATATTGTGGTTCATTTGCTGGATTAGTTTGTGTTGAAGAAGATAAAATTTGTTTGCCAGTCCATTGTGAAAATGAAGTATTTGAACCATTTTTTTTACTAATATTATATAGTTGATATGGTGTGCAGTTAGTTCCTAAAATATTATCTTTACCAGCAAAATTAATAGTTGCATTTGAAAGAGTAAAACAAAAATCAGGTAATGATTGTGTTTGCGATTCAACAAAACTCAATGGAGGTGTTGCCCATATTAAAAAGTGTGATGGCACAACACTCAATTGCATTGTGGCAGAATTAGCAGTTGCGGATGCCATTACCCCACCAAGTGAAGCCCCAACCGTAAAAACAGATGTTGCAGTTCTAAGAGTTGCATAATTGTATGCCATAGGAGATACAAAATTTGATACACTATCTTCAAATGCTGATATATAAGAGACCAATAAAGATTGTTCTAAAAATTGCCCTTGGGTTGATGTAATTGTAGCAGTCCCAGGGACATAAAAACTCAACATTCTTTGTAGATTACTAAAGCTTAAACTTACCGTGACGTTTCCTAATCCAAAAAATGCTTTCTTTGGATTTCTAACACCAGTATATACAAAAGGAGATGCAGCAATAGGCTCAAAAACCGTTGCCGTGATGACCATTTGAGTGGCATTGGCACCCCAAGCAATTGCTGCTGGTGCTGGCTGTCCTAAAACAAATGCACCATCATAATAATTAATAGACGTAATTTGTCCAGTTCTTGATGTATTAGCATAATCAGAATTTACAGCTGCAAAATCAGAATCAAATGGTGATGTAGTTGATAATGCCGCGGCCGCATAAGTTGAATATCTATCTGGTGCAGATGGAAATGATGATAAATCAGTTGCTTGTGTATGACTATCACAATTCCATTGAGTTAATAATGCCGCTGCGTATTGACTTGGATTAATACCAATACCAGCATTACCCAAATTAATATTCATAGATGTGCAAGCATTATGTAATGGCCACGCTCTTAATGCAATTGCCGGATTTGCTTGAAATTCTTGCAAATTAGTTCCAGTAATTAAAAATTGAACAGTGAACGCCATCGTCACGGTTCTATCCAATCCTTGATTTGGGGGGCACGGAATTGTAAAAGTGGGCGTAAGTGATGCATTACCAGCAACATTAATAGTTGAATATTGCACACTTGGGGTTGATTCATTTACAATAAGAACCGGAGCTTGTTCAACATTGATACGCTCATCAATTACCTTCATAACTTTCATAGAATTGTTTGCCATTTTTAAAAAATAGTTTTAGTTAAAATTTATCAAAATTCAAAAAGTTTTAAAGAATTTATTATTGTATATAATAATACAAAAAAAAAGTTTTAATTTAAATATTTATTTATAGTTATTCACCAGTTAATAACTTTTGCTTTTTTTGCTCTCTGTATTTTTTCTGATATTCTCTTTGATATTCCTTATATGATGATGCCCCACCATCAATTGATTTACGGCTATCAGTTGTTTTTTTAATAATATTTTCACGGTTAAGTTCATAATATTTTCTTTGATATGTTTTAACTTTATCATTATGTTCTTTATTCCATTTTTTTACAGCATTTCGCCGTTGCTCCATTAACCTATCATATTTTTCAATTTTTTGCTCTTCGTCCATTTTACACTTTTTACCGTTCTACAAACGAAATACTCCGTATTTCTATTTCGAACTCCAAAAAGCTGACCAAAAATAATATCAAAAATTTATTATATATATTACTATATATTTTTTTAATATGAAAAAAAATAAATAAATAAAAGTATTTTTTGGTGAAGCTTTTGAAGCTTGAAAAAACCGAAGGTTTTGTAAAGCGGTAAAAGGTTTAATATTGTTTATACCATAATTTTAATTCTTTATCAAATTTAAGATTTTGTTCTTTTGCATTTTCAACTGCATCCATAAATGTTAATTTTAAATCTTTCATAATATCATTGATAAAATTTTTATCTTTATAATCTTTAAATTGTGTTGCTCGTTTTTCTTGAAAATCTTTAATATCTATAATATGATAGGCTTCAAAATGGTCTAAAATATTTTCAATATTATTTTTATTTCCATTACAATACCAAGCCTTAATTGTTGATTCCCATTTACATTTATTAGTTTTTAAATATGCATAATTTCCAACATTATTACTAACTTTATATGGTATATCAAAATAATACCGTTGAGCGTGTAAAAGTCTTTCTTTTTCTTTTTCATTTTCAATTCGTTTTTGCTCTCTTCGTAATGCGGTTTCTAAATTCCTTTGTTTTGCCCTTTCTAATTGCTCAATATTATGTTGTATTTTTCTGCAATTTTTACATAAATTATCTTTAATATTATTATGTGGTAATTCACATTTTTCACATCTTTTATCTAATCCACCATCAATAAATTTTTCAACACAACATTGCCCAACAATTAAAATACTATCAACTGGTGATTCATTATTTTCTCGTATAAAACAATTATGAATTAAATCAGTCCCACAAATACACTCTCTTACTTGCTTTGGAAATTGCTCATTTGGATAACATTGATGAAAATACTTTTCGTGTCGTGTTATACTATGTTCACCATCGCTCCAACTTTTACCACCACAATATTGCCATTTTTTAATTTCATTATATGATAAACCAATACTTTCTAAACCACGAATGAATTTTATACTCAATGACATTATAAAAATTTAATATGTATATTAATATAATTATATTTATTTAATATAAAATTATTATAGATTTTTTTACTAATCTAAAATGAAAATAGATTTATATTTCAATCTATATATTTTTTTTGTATGCGAATTATAGCATATATGTTTATTATTTTACTTTGTTGCTATGTATTTTATTTTTTGGGAAAAAGGGGGATTCAGAATTTTTACTATAAGAACATTTCCGTTTCCCCCTTTTTCCCAAAAAATAAAAAGTATAAAATAATATATATATGCTATAATTCAGATGGCAAAAATAAATAATTATTTTATATTAAAGAAAAAATAATTATATTAATATACATATAAAATTATTTATATTTTTGGTCAGGTTTTTTTTTAAAAGTGTGAAATGTCAGAAATTTTTAAAGTTGAGAAATTTTTAAATGTTGATTGGTTGAGAAATGCAACAAAAGATGGAGGCGCTCAAGATGAAGCTATCAAATTAAAAGTCTCAGTTGATGATGTTGTATTAAATCATGTTAGTAAAAAATATGCAAAAGCAGCAGAAAAGCGAATGTGGACAAGTTGTAATTCAGATGCATTATTATTAATGATTAATTCAAATAATGGTTTATATGAAGTAATTCATCAATTTCCACATAAAGTATATTTTGATATTGATGAAGAAATTCCAGCAGGTGGAGTTGCAACACCATTAGATGAACATATTAGTAAAATTAATGCATTATTCCCAAATTCTGATTTTGCTGTTAGTGGCTCAATTACAGATGCAAAGGCATCATATCATATTGTATTAAATAACTATTTGATTAATTCAGTTAATGATAGAAATACTATTAAAATTATTGTAGATGGTTTGGGATGGGATAATAAAGTATATACAAAAAATAGAAATATGAAATTACCAAATCAATCTAAACCAGATGGACGTATACAAGCAATTATTAGAAACGATGACATTAAAAAGCATATTATAACCGCATTCTTTGATGGCTTAAATAAGCGATGGCTATGCAATGACAACATTGATAAAGTTGAATGTAAAGGAGATGAAAAATTAGAAATAGTTAAATTAGCAATTAAGGTTGAAAAAGTAAAAACAAAACCATTAAATATAGCCGTTATGCCAGCGCGAGCAGTTAAGATTATAAATAATTTAGATAATTTTGATTTGCACGAAGCAACACCAGAAGAGCTATTAAATATATTACCATTATGTGAAAAAGATGCACATTGGTATACACATCAATGTGCAAGATTTTGTTTTTATAATGATTTGACATTTGAGCAATTTTTAGAATGGAGAAGACAAAAAAGAGTAAAAGATGCAACCGATGAAAGATTTATAGATAGATGGCAAAAACATTGGAATGTTATTGGTAATTTTCCAAAAGTTAGTATGGATACTATGAGATATATAATATTAAATTTTTATCCAAATTTAATATCAAATAAACATTTTAGAAAATTTAAAAAACAATTTGACATTCATGGTGTTGATGATGCATTACAAAAAAAAACTGAAACTTTATCACAAAATGATTTTACGACTGATGACAAATATTTAATTGTAAATACACAAATGGGTTCAGGTAAAACAACACAAAGTATAGAATATTTACGAGATAAAGAATCATTTATTTGGATGACGCCATTAATATCATTAGCAATGAATACAAAACATAGATTAAATGAAGAAAATATTGAATGTAAATTTTATAAAGAATGTAAAAATAAACAAGAAAAAGAAGAATTAGATGAATGCGATAAATTAGTTATTTGCATTAATTCGTTATTATATATAAAAGAAAAAAATTATAAAGTTGTCATTATTGATGAAATTGAAACATTACTAAATAAATGGTTTAACAATAAAACATTAGATAGAACAAAATATAAGTGTTGGAATAACTTCATTAGAATTATTAGAAATGCAGACAAAGTAATATTATTAGATGCATTTACATCAAAATTAACAACAGATTTTATTAAAAAAGTTGAATATGAAAAATATCCGCCATTATTAGTTGAGCGAAATATAGAAAGTAGTAATAGACAAGTTCAATTTATTAATCATTTTCAACGATGGGTTTGCGAAATTATAGAAGACCTAAAAGCAGGTAAGAAATTATTTATATTTTATCCATTTAAATCCGGTCAACCTAAAAAAGGAATATTAAGTATGGAAGGTTTTAGGAATATGTTAGAAAATGAGACATCAAAAAGAGGAAAATATTATCACGGCGAAATTGACCAAGTTGATACGATGGATTTATACGATGTTAATAAAAGTTGGAAAGATGTAAATTTTATAATTACAAATACAAAAATTACAGTTGGAATAAATTATGAAGGTAAAGATTTTGACCGTGTATATATGGGAATTGCTGGAATGAATGCAGCAAGAGATATTTTGCAAGTATCATATAGATGTAGACACTTAAATGATGAATTAATAAAAATTACATTTATTGAAAAATATAATACGAATATTGATTTTAAAAATGATACATTAATGTTAGAAAGTCCAGAATGCACATTTTGCCCTATATATTGTGATTTAGTTAAAAATATATTATTAGAAAGATATACACCATTACAAGAAAGTATTTTATATATGTGCAAAATGGCGCATTATACTATTATTGAAAGTGATACATTTATTGATGAGAATTTAAAAGATAGATTTAAGCAATTAGTAAAAGATAATAATATTATTTATGAATATAATTCTATTGAGAGTATTGAACAAGATGTTGCAGAAGACCATTTTAAACCATTAACATACCAAGGAACAGCAACACAAATGCAACAAATACAATTAAGAAAATTCTATTTTGATTTATTATGGATTGATGATTGGTATGCAATGCATCAAAATATAGAAATGCCAGATATTGCAAAATTAAAAGAAATAAAAGAATTAGCTTGGAATAAAAAATATTTTGATTTTATGGATGCAACTAATATAGTTGTATATGATAAAAAAAGTAATTTTAAGAAAATATTTGATTTACTAAAACCATATTTTAATAATTCAATAATGCCAACAAAAGATGGTTTACATAATTTAGTTGCAAAAAAAATAAAGTTACCAGATGTAATATTAGATATGATATTTGAAAACTTTCATTTTAAAAATCTAACTAAAAAATCATCAACGATAATGTTAATAAAAACAATATATAATACTTATTTTAATAAACATATAATTGATATTACATATGAAGGAAATAGGCATAATACTCCAATTTTTAAAGTAAGTGAAGAAGCCGTTGATTTATTTAATTATATGTCATTATATTTGAAAAAAAAATATTGGTATGTTGATGAAGAAATTATAGATGAAGTTATAGAATAATCTTTTACCGTTCTGCGATGCGAAGCCTCTCCGAACTCCAAAAGCTTTACCAAAAATCTTTTAAGATTTATTTTTTTTTATTAAATTTTTTGGCCAGCTTTTTGGAGTATGAAGAAAATCTTTGATTTTCGTAATACGGTAAAAAGTGTGTTATGATACAATGGGTTTATTACCCTGAATTAATGAAGCATGTGTAAATGTTAATTTTATAGATGCAACAACGGTTCCAAATGCTTCTAATGGAAATGTTTGGCCTTCGATATTTGTCCAAGAAATACCAATTGAAAATGAATTTAATTGTGTGCTCCCACATAATTGAAGTGGTGAGGAATAACTATCTAATGCCGGAAAATATGAAATTGGTTGACAAAATCCAGATGATGTGGAATTAGAATAATTTACGAGAAAATCACATAGCATAGGAACTTGTAAATCATTACCAACAGACCCAACTAAATTTAATGGAAGTGCGGCTTGTGTTGGAAATGCAATAGGTAAACTTGCAATTATTTGCAATTTTGCTAATGTTGCATATGCAAAAAATGTTTGACAATTTTGCGAATATTGTAGTGTTGTTGTCGTTGGGTCTGTTGGTAAAAATGATGGCGGTGTATTTTGTGGTGAGTAATTTACCCCAGTATTTTTTAAAACTAATAAACAATCTTTACCATCTGGATTACTTGTATTAGTTAGCCCTATAATATCCCATCCTAATAAATATTGTCTAAAGCTATTATTAAAATAAATTTCCACAACATCAGCGCCGGTTGATTGGTCATATTGACTCATTGGGAATCCATTCATTGTAAATAATTGCGCAGTTGGATTCCACGAAACGTATGGGGGATTTGCATCCATTGGTAAAGAACCAGCAACCGCTGCTAATAATTGTGTGTATGCAGTTGCTAATGCAGTATTCAACATCTCTGCAATTATATTATATGAAAATACATACCCCCAAGCATTTGTTGGCTGTGTTATTGTTGGTACTGGTGGGGCCACATATGTGCTATTTGTATTAATAACCCTTAAATATACTTGTTGAGATGCATATAATCCATATGTTAAATATACACTATAAATTGTATTATATCCATCATTATTTGGGGATGTAATATTTATAATTGGGTCCCATAATGGTATTTGTTGAGTATTACAAATAAAGCGAGATACTGAAACATAATAATCACTCGGATTTGCAACAATTGCTTGCAATCTATTTACATTTGTTGTAATTGCATTTATTGATGTTGTATTTAGGGATGATAGATTTACCTCTAAATCAAAAACCATAGGGGTTGCACTAGACATCTTACACTTTTTGATATATTTTTGACTATTTTAAATAAAATATATTTTATTTTATATTATTATATATATATTTATATATTTTATAAATAATAAAAATTATTTACTTGAAAAAAAAATGTCATTATTCATTGAAAAATTAGGAAAGAAAGGGGCTAAGAAGATATTAGGCCGTCCAGTTGCTATTATACAAGAAAAAGCAAGTGGTAAGCCAGTTGGATTTTTAAAGTGTATGGAGACATTAGAAGGCGGTGAAGAATTAGTTGAATTGCCATCAGATTTAGAATTTAAAATGTGTCCAGAAACACGCGAAAATCTTGTAAATTCTTTATTTATAACTGGACCAGCAGGGAGTGGAAAATCAACTATATGTGCGGATTATTTGAAAGCATTTGACCAAATATTTGATGTTGAGCCAGAATATAAAATTATTATTAGTGCGGATAATATTGATGACCCAGCATTTGAAGGCATACCACATTTACGTATTTGTGTTGATGATGAATTTGCAGAAAATCCATTAACATTAGATGATTTAACTAATAAAACAGGTTCAAAAAAATCAGTAGTTGTATTTGATGATATTGAGGGTATTGTTGATAAAAAAAGATTAAAGGCATTAGAAGGATTAGTTGAAAGTTGTTTAACTTGTGGGAGAAAAAGAGGAATAAATACTTTATTTATCTCACATCGTAGTGCGAATGGAAAGCAAACGAGAATGATTTTAACAGAATTAAATGGCGTTATTTGGTTCCCACAGCTTGGCACATCGCGCAATTTGACATATATGTTAACACACCATTTAAGTATTCCAGAAGAAATGAGAAACTATTTAAAAAACTCAGATTGGGGACGAAATATTACATTACTCACATCAGTTCCACAAATGTTATTAGGTGAACATAGAGCTGCAATTTATAATCACGATGATGTCAGTGCAACTTTTAAAAAGAAATCAATTATTGATAAGAAGAGAGCACAAATGGATGCTGAAGAAAGTTTAGGTCTTAGATAAATACAGTAAAAATATAAACTGAATTATAGCATATATATACTTATTTTTTTGTTATATATCGTTCTATATACTTTTGGGAAAAAGGGGGAAACGGAAATGTTCTTATAGTAAAAATTCTGAATCCCCTTTTTTCCCAAAATATAAATTGTTCTAGAATAATAAATATAAAAAATAAAAAAATAATATAAATATATATGCTATAATTCAGATAAAAAATGTCATTATCAATTTTAGAATTATTTAAAGGGACAGGTTCAGTTGGAAAAGTTGCCCATAAAATGGGTATACAATCAGTGTCATTAGATTTTGTTGATAAATATGAACCAGATATATTAGTTGATATATTATTATGGGATTATAAAAAGTGGCAAAAAAGAACTAAATTTATCCCAGACTTTATTTGGGCATCTCCACCGTGTAATACATATAGCCCATTAGCATATCCATTACGAGAACGAAATCCAAAAACAGCAACACCATATAGCGAACGTGCAAAAGTTGGAACGATGATTTTATATAAGACATTAGAAATTATTACTTTTTTTAAAAAATTAAATCCAGATTTATTATTTGTAATTGAGAATCCAAAGGGTATGATGAGAAATGATAAAAAAATGAAAAAATTAAATTTATCAACAACTTTGTATTGTTTATACGGTGATAAAAAAAGAAAATTAACTGATTTTTTCAATAATGTCCCAGGTGGATTAGGATTAAAAGAAGTTGCACCGTGCCCAAATCCAGATATGATTATACCAGTTGTAGATTTAAAATTAGATGATAGATATAGTATTCCCCCAAAATTAATAAAAGCAATTTTACAAAAACTTATTAAAGAGTATGTTTAATTCTTTTACATTCTTATCTAAATTAGTAGATTTGCCCCATAATAATGCAGCTGAGAATAATGCAGGGCTCGGAATGAGATTATCTATTAAATGTTGTTCATTATGATTTTTAAGATGACGAGCCCAATAATTAAATCTAATTTTTTTGTCGCCGTGGTCTATGTATGTCCCATTAGCATAATCTTTGAGACCAAAATCATATTTTGAACCATCATTTAAAAATACTCTATAGCGTTTGTCTTTCTTTGGGCTATCAACTAAATTTACGATTTGAATTTTTTGAGACATTTTTTTTTAAAAAGTGTTATATATATATAAATATAAATGAAGAATTTTTATTTAAGTTTTTATTCTGGATTTTTTACATTTGGAATTTTTAACATATATAATAGTAATAAGCAATTAAAGCATATTGAAAATGAATTACAGCTTAACGGATTCAGATATACGAGAATTTGTAGAAAATGATATACCAGTTATGACATATAGCGAGTTAGTTGATGATGGTGTATTAAATGTATTATTATCAAGCCCATCTAATGCATGTATATTTTTAGTAAGACAAAGCGAAACCTATGGGCATTGGGTATTAATATGGCTAAAAAAAGAAGGAAATGAAAAGGGTCTATATATTTATGATTCATATGGAAATACCCCAGATTCTAAAGAATGGAAAAAATACGTATCAGAAGATGTTTTAAAATCAGTTCACCAAGAAGAGCCATTTTTATTAAAAGAATTATATGATAGTGGATTTAATATTTACTATAATGAATATAAACATCAATCAAATGATAAAAATGTTGCAAGTTGTGGGCGTCATTGTTGTGTCCGTAGTTGTTTTTTAGATATGGATACTGATGAATATAATAATATGATTACAGAAGGCAATTTATCACCGGATAAAAAAGTATTAGAATTAAGTAAATTAATTTTAAATAAATAACTAACCTTTTTTGTCGGTTTACGAAATACTTCGTATTTCTTCAACCTAAAAAAGCTTTACCAAAAAAATAATACTTAATATATTTTTTTTTAAAAGTATTTATACTAATATATATAACAAGTTTAAAATTTAGAAAATAATTTTTATAAATTAAATTTTTGGTAAAGCTTTTGAAGCTCGAAGAGAAACGAAGTTTATCGTAGAGCGGTAAAAGATTAAGAATGTCATTAAAATCTGCTATACAAAATGGTAATAGTTTTGCGTTTGAACAAAGTGGAATTCAATATGTTAAAGCTAAACAATTTAGAATATCAACACCAGGTGGAATTATTTTTAGCGATGGGTCTCAATTAGTTAGTGCAGTAGGAAATACTGGAGCAACTGGGGCAACTGGTGCAACTGGTAGTGTTGGAGCAACTGGAGCAACTGGAGCAAGGGGGCAAGATGGCGCGGCATCTTCAACTGGAGCAACTGGGGCAACTGGTGCAACTGGTGCAACTGGAAATATGGGGGCAACTGGGAGTATGGGGCCAACTGGAGCAACTGGAAATATGGGGGCAACTGGGAGTATGGGGCCAACTGGAGCAACGGGAAATATGGGGGCAACTGGGAGTATGGGAGATACTGGCGCAACTGGAAATATGGGGGCAACTGGGAGTATGGGAGATACTGGTTCAACTGGAATGACTGGTTCAACTGGAATGACTGGTTCAACTGGAAATATGGGACCAACTGGAATGACTGGTTCAACTGGAAATATGGGGCCAACTGGAGCAACTGGAAATATGGGACTAACTGGATTAATGGGACCAACTGGAATGACTGGCTCAATGGGAGATACTGGCGCAACTGGTCCACAAGGTGACGCAGCAGATGCATCTTTATGGTCTACCTTTCCAGCGACTACTTTAGTAAATATGAATTATAATGATGTGAGATACATTGACTCTTTATCTGCTGATAATTTGAACGCAAGTAACAATATTACAGTTGATAATAGCACACAAACTGGAACTTTATTAGATTTACCAAATGTCACTGCGAGTGGTCCTTTATTTGTCATTTTTGAAACTCCTATAAATGGTGCTCCTTGGAATCTGAGTGGATTTGGAAATCCAGTGAGAGTCAATCAAAACACCGCTAACATGATTCAAGGAGTAACTTACTATTTGACCGCCCTAACTACTCAATCCGCAAGAATTACTACAGAGCCCGATGATACTGGAATCATTGATACTGCGGATTTGAGTGGATTATCACAACCCATTTTAGCGACTTATACTCTTGACCCAGTCATCACAAAAACGACTACCATCAGTGGAACATATATTGAAATAACAGATGAAGATGTAGCAATTTTGTCCGCTACCGATTTGACTTTTAATGGTGTATCAGTAAAAGACATTAGTGTCGCACCCAACTCGGTGCTAATTAGTAGCAATGGAACGTCTATAACTGGTAATGCAAATATAACATATTCATCTTTTGGCGCATTAGACCCCACTTTACAACTTGGGTCGTCACTTTCTTATACCCCAACGGTTCAAACTGAAATTACCGCATCGGCAACGTATGCTGGAACTTACTCGGCACTTACTGCACAAAATCTCAATCCTAACGGGTCAGTCAATTTGTATTTGAGCATGGATAATGCTACTGAAACAAGTCATTATACTGTTCTTGGTCTAAATAATAGCACATACGATGGTGCTCCTTATATATCAGAGGCAGTTGAGATGACATATTTAGCAAGTTTGGAAGGTGGTATTAGTATAGTTCCTAATTTT